GGTTCTCCATGGTGTGATGTGTTCGTGGATATGATGTTCATTTACACATTTGGCACAGAAATTGCGGAAAAAATGCTTGGAGGATTTTCGGCGTATACGCCGACATCAGCAAACCATTTTAAGAATATGGGGCGTTTCTTCAAAAAGCCTGTTCCGGGTGATGTGATATTCTTTAAGAACAGCGAGAGAATTTATCATACCGGAATCGTTCGCGCGGTTGACGGTGAGAATGTTTACACAATCGAGGGAAACACATCATCAGCTAAAGGCGTTGTCGAAAATGGCGGCTGTGTGGCTATGAAAAGTTATAGCCTTAATTACAGCAAAATAGCCGGTTATGGACGCCCTGTATGGGAATTGGTAATGGACATTAAAGAGGAGGTAAAAGCTGATATGGCAAGATTTAAAGACACTGAGGGGCATTATGCAGAAAAGCACATTGACAAGCTTGTTGAATATGGCATAGTAAACGGGTTTGATGATAATACATTCAGGCCGGATGAGACTATTACAAGAGGACAAGCAGCAGTGATGGTCGCTAATGTGCTGAGATATTTGGGGAAATAAAATTTTACTTGACTTTTTGGCTTAAGTATGCTAAAATATTATTAAGTACAATTATTACCATTTTATTTTTCTTTTGTATATTGTATCAACTCCTTTCATGAAAATCCCCGACAATTTTGTCGGGGATTTTCTATTAGTCAGAACAACCACTCTATTTGAATATCATCATCTGTCAAAACAATTCTGGATATAAGGCTCTGCATGATTCTTCGTTTTTGATTTTCATTTGCAAAGTCCCAAACCTGCGCCGCATCAGATATTAAAGATTCCGCTAAATCAAACGGCATGGCGTTTATCTCTGTAGCAGGCGTGAGTGCCGCCTGTAAGGCCATTTTTTCCATATACAGCTTATTTATTCTGCTGCCTAACAAATCCGTAGGTATGTCGTCATGCTGGTACAACTCCATTAACTTATTTATCTGCTTGTCAGCTTCTTTGATTTTCTTTTCAATAGCATCATTTTTATTAATCGGGGTCTTTTTCGGTTTGTTTGTTGAAATCTTCAATACCATCTGCGGAGAGTGTAATAATTCCTTTAATTGAGCTTCTACTTTCGATTCGAGAACAGAGGCTTTCCAGTTTTTATTTTTACAATTTGGGTCTTTTATCATGCTTTTTATCTGTTTTGTTCGTGAATAACAAGCATAATATGAATATTTTCCGCTGTTTCTCATATAGTATCTTCCACCGCAATGCCCGCAGAAAATCAACCCTGTAAGCAGGTGTTTTGACTGAAATGATTTGGTTCCATATTGTTCATATCGTTTTCCTCTTAAAACCTGTGCAGCATAAAATTGTTCCTCACTGACAATCGGTTCATGAGCATGTTCAACAAGAACATCGCCAAAATGCAAATGCCCAATATATGTTTCGTTTGCAAGAATATTTCTGGCACTTGTCCACGAATTATAGCTGCCATATCGGTTTGTATATCCTTCTTCACGCAGTCGTTCAGATATGGTTTTCAGTGACGCTCCCACAAGATACCACTCAAATATTTTTCTGACTTGTTCAGCCTCATACGGGTTTACCACGAGTTTTCCGTCAGAATAATCATATCCTATTGGTATATTACCGCCGCCGTGATACAATCCTGCTTTTGCCCGTGCTATGCGACCCATTCGTGTGCGTTCCTTTATTTGTTCGCGCTCTAATTGCGCAAATACCGCAAGTAATCCAATCATCGCTTTCCCGAACGGTGAAGATGTGTCGAAACTTTCTTGCATCGATACAAAATCTACATTATTGGGTCGAAATATTTCTTCAAGTAAATAGAGAGTATCTCTTTGTGAGCGTGAAAGTCGGTCAAGCTTATAGACAAGAACTAAGTCAAATTTATCTGTTTCAGTCATGAGCTTTTGTATGCCGGGACGGTTCAAATTACTGCCTGTGTAGCCGCCATCCACATAAATATCTGCAATAAGCCAATCCTGAGCCTTGCAGTATGCGATAAGTCGTTCTTTTTGTTCACCTACAGAATAGCCTTCCTGTGCCTGTTCTAATGTTGAAACCCGTATGTAAAGAGCTGCGCGTTTCATAACGGCATCCCATCTAAAAGATAGTTTGCAAATATCCAATTCCGGCAGGCGCGTTGTTCATCTGAAAACTCTCCTTTTGGATTCGGATGATAATTCTGGAAATATATTTGACGCGCGTCAGTGATTACAAGATGAATTTTATCATTATCAATCTCAATATTCTGGCCAGTGCAAGGTATAAAAGCAACATGCGTATTATCCTCGTATCTACGCCCTTTGCTTAAACCGCACAGGTAATACGCTTTTACACGGTCATCTGGTTCTATTTCAAGCTCTACAAAAGCTTTTTCCTTATATCGCGTTCCCTCATAAATTTCATGGAATGTGTCCCCTATAAAACACTTAGCACAACATTTGTCAATTCTTGCTCTGCGAATACCGCGCAGCCAAAAGAATGTGCATTTTTGTTTGATTTCCAAAGATACTCTCATTTTTTATTGTCCTCCATTTCCATAGCAAAATTAAGCAGTTTTAGGCGGTCACGCCCACTAAGTTTTTCATATATTTGCACTAATTCAGCCGCTTCCGGTGAAATAGTTCTATTGCAGTCCCCATTAATTATAATGCCGTTATGATTTGCCTGCATGAAAGAACTGTTGGACATAACACCGTTAATATTGTTTTCTACTGACGGCAAAGTCGGCGCAATCCCTTTTAGCAAATAATCTAAACTTGTATTAAAAAAATCAGAAAGTTTTATTAAAATTTCCACACTGGGATATGCGTGTGGATGTTTTTCATATTTACCGACCGCTGACGGTACAACGCCAAGATATTCCGCAAGCTGCCCCTGCGTCATGTCGCGTTCCCTCCGCAGCTTTCTTAGCCTTTCGCCGAATCCATCCATTAAAATACATCTCCTTTCTCTTTACGAGATATTATGCGTCTTTTAATTCAACTTTTCGATTACATTATATACCTTTTAATTCAACCTGTCAAGATTATATTTGAAAAAAAATCAAAAAAATTTCCTTAAAAATAGTTGACAAATAACACTATTAGTGATATAATTGAAATATAGTGTTAATATAACACTTATAAGATGTAAATAACAGGAGGTGAGAAGATGAACATTATGAAAGAACGCAGGCTTCGCGGAGCTATTCCCACTCAAAGGGAGGTCGCTGAAATTCTTGGTGTCAAGCCGTCTGCCGTCAGCAAATGGGAACAAGGTATTACTCTGCCAAGAGCAGATAAATTGCTTGTAATCGCAAAACTGTATGGATGTACAGTAGAAGAATTATTGACTGACAATGTAAATCAGAAACAATGAATGCAGCAGTTGCTGTTTTGTTTGCTGTAGCAAATGAACTTGCGGAGCTTGCAAAGTCAGAAATGCCAAAATTAAGGGATGGTGAAAGAATACAGCGCGAATGGTATGAAAACGGCATCTACAGTCGGGAAACAATATTTAATGGTGAAGTGTTCATAAGCCAATATGATTTCAGAGAAAGAAAAGTCCGCTATATGGCGGTAGTGAAATGAGGTGTATAAATGACTGAAATAGTCTGACGGATTTGCCTATCTTTTTACTGCCGCTATATATTGAGCGGCGGCTTCATAACCTTGATGGTATGTATAGTATGTGGTTTTGTTTACTCCTTCAAAAACCCCATCTAATGGCTTTTCAATGCTTTGAATTGCAACTGGAATATTTGATGTCTCGTCAACAACGACTTCGCATTCCAATGCGCCGTTATTGTGAAATATTGTTTTCACGCAATACCACTGCGGTGATTCGCGCCATTCGCGGTATTCCATTTCAGCTTGAATACAGTTTTCTTGAATTGTCATTTTTCTTCACCCCCTCCCTCCGATTTCGTTTTGTTTATTATTTTATTTTCATATTTATTATACCACAATATAAGTGTATTGTCAATCCTTTTCAAAAAAATTTTTCAAAAAATTTTTCTGAAAATAGAAAAATCGAACTTTAAGTAAATAGAAAGTCAGGCGTCTGCCTTAATGACATACGCCTGACTTTCTATTCTGATAAATGTTGCTTATCGCGTTCCATAGCTTCAATGACAGCTCTTGTGAAGAATCCATTTATACTCTCTCCCATTAATGCGGCATGAGAACGAATAAATTCACCATTGATTTCAGCATCGCGTCTCACAGCAAAAGGAATTTTGTCATATGTCTTTTTATCATATCGTGCATTAGCGATGATATGTGCCTTACTGCTCCGTGCCATTATCATTCCTCCCAATTTTAATCTTATCTTGCTCAACCGCTTCCGCAATAGCTCTTTTTATAAAGCCCCCAGCACTTTCGCCTGTTGATTTCGCGTGTGCGCGAACAACATTACAGTTAATTTCCGAATCAAATCTTAGCTTTAAAAAGAATTGCTCATAGGTTTTCTTGTTAAATCGTGCGTCTGAAATCGCCTTAGCTTTGCTTTTTGGCATACAATCACCTCCCTCGTGCCCTTGATGATTTGGATAAGCAATCTTACAAGTGCTTCTGTTAAAATTATAATACAATATCATAAGTGTTTTGTCAAGCCCTCTGTAAGACTTTTCTCAAAATCAAAAAATGCAACTCAACTACATCCAGTTTCTTTATGTTTACAAAGATGCACTTTTTATTGAATACAGGCCATTATACGAAAAGAAAGGCGAGGGCAGTTTTAACAATGCCCTCGCCTGCAATTTCAAACTTCCTTTGCTCCTAAATAAGCGACTTCTTATACACTTGATAATCTTCGTTAAATAATGTATTTGTAGCTGTTATCGAGCATTTTAGTCGCTTTGTTTATCGTCTGTGTTTCCATGTCCCTATTGCTTCAATCCCAAACAGCAAAACAGCCATATCCTCCATAGCTCTATTGATGTCACGATAATATGTCCTTTTATCTACATTCAGCCGCGCTGCTATATCTTCTATACTTATTCTCTCGTCGTTTATGTACCGCAAATAAAGTGCTTGCCAGCGTCTTGTTTCATCTTGATTCAAGGATTCACGACAGAGAGCTTCATATGCTGTAAGCATTTTATCAACATGGCTCATCATTAATCCTGTTTTGCGACGCATAATGCAGATAGAATCAACCTCCAGCATTTCAGGAGAAACAAGTGCATAATGTGCTTTAAGTCTGCGATAATTTTTCATCAGCAGATTAACATCATGGTATCTGGCGTCAAACTCATCGTTAATTACTTCATACCTTTCAGCAAGGACTTCTTTTGCTGCTGTCTTTGCAATTTCCTCAATTTCCTCTTTATTCACAGGTTTAGACCTCCTTTTTTTAATTGCGTAATTTATTGATTTTTACCCGCAAGGCATTCAGCAACGCGTTCTGCATATCGCTTTTATCTTTCAATGCTCCAAGCACAGTTTCATCCATTCCGCCCTGTACAATCAAATGATGTATAACAACCGGATGTTCTTGCCCCTGCCTGTGAAGTCGCTTATTTGCCTGCTCATACTGTTCTAAGCTCCATGTCAGTCCGAACCAAATGGCGTGATGTCCTCCAAGCTGAAGATTCAGCCCATAACCGCAGCTCGCCGGGTGAGCAAGCAGTATATCAATCTCGCCATTATTCCAATCCTGTTCATCTTTTGCATTGGCATAAACCCGGACACGGAGCTTGTACTTTGCCAACGCCTCAACCAGACGGTCGCGGTCGTGCTGAAAATTATAAAATACTAATGCGTTCTGACCGTTAAGCTGCTCTATCAGTTCTAAAAAGGCATCAATTTTGCAATTGTGTATTTTAACAGCTTTTTTATCCTCGCCGTAAATCGCGCCGTTACACAATTGCAATAGCTTCCCTGTCAAAATTCCCGCACTGCCTGCCGTGATAGTATCCCCATCTATCTGCAATAAAAGGTTCTTTTCCAGCTCTGAGTAGGCTTTTGCCGCTGTTGGATTAAGAACCACAGGAATATCGTTTTGCAGTACATCCGGCAATGTCAGATAATCCGCTGCTTTCATGCTGATACATATATCACTTATAGCCTGCTTTATCATCTCAAGGCTACCGTTTTTCGGCTTGTAATTAAATATAGTCGTGCGGTTGCGCTTGCCGGGATTAAAGTATTTATCGCGGTATGCTCCGAGTGTTTTACCAAGCCTTGCACCGCCGTCGAGCAAATAAATCTGTGCCCAAAGGTCTTCCAGCCCATTGCTTGATGGTGTTCCTGTAAGCTCCACAATACGCCTTATTCGGCTTCGCACCAACTTCAGAAATTTAAAACGCTTGCTTCTGCTGTTCTTAAAACTTGAACTTTCATCAAGTACCACCATATCGAATGGCCAGCTATTCTTAAAATGCTCAACAAGCCACTGAACATTTTCGCGGTTTATGACATAAACATCAGCCGGAAAAGCCAAAGCCCGAAGCCGCTGTTGTTCAGTGCCAAGAACCGGAACGACCCTCATCATTTGTAGATGCTCCCATTTTTTTGCTTCTGCCGTCCATGTAGCCTCCGCAACCTTTTTTGGCGCGATAATAAGCGGTTTCACGACTTCCCATCTGTTATATCTCAATTCGTGTATGGCAGTCAGCGTAATTACAGTTTTTCCAAGTCCCATATCAAGAAATAGCCCTACTGCCCGATTATATATTATACTATCAATGCAATACTGCTGATATGGATAAGGCACAAATTTCATTTGATATCACCTCCTATTTCTGCCAATAAATTCTTTACTCCCTCAATGCCCTTGACGACACGGACATCTGCACCGCGTTTTTGCATCTCTCCAATCGTATATCGTTGAATTTTTGACAGCCTACCTGTTTCAGCTTTCAGCTCAGCAAATATTATTCTGCCTGTTGCGGTAATAATAATCCTGTCAGGTACTCCCGGTGTCCCGGGACTGACAAACTTTATGCACATACCTCCAATTGCTTTCACGCCTTCTACAAGTCGCCGCTCTATTTGACTTTCGTTCATATTCGACCTCCTGATAAAATAATGGCACACTGGCATCTCGCGCGCGTATATATACGCATATTAGGCGTATTAGGCGCATTAGGCGTATATATATATATTTCCCTAATACACCTATTTATCTAATTTTAAATATATATAAATAAAAAATGTTCCAGTGTTCCATTAGTATATAAAATTCAGTAATTACGCAGACTTAAGGTGGAACTATTTATGGAACTATTGACGGGACATCAGAATTTTTTGTTCCGGTACATTTAACGGAACATCCTTTTCTAAAATTGCCTAAATTCCTACTTTTCAGAATAATGTGCCATATATAGTTCCATTATAACTCTCGTTTCCGTTGAAATCCGCGCTGTTTTCCGCAATAACCAAATCTTAAACTATTTTGAGTTTTCTCCCAACCCGGCATAGACCTTAAAATATCGTTTATTTCTAATGCATCGGAATAACGGAAATCTTTTGGCTGTCCACCAAATGCCTCACACCATATTTCTAATGCACATATCCTGTCACGAGGAATGAGTTTTATGTTTTCTGCAACTTCCCCATTCAAAAATACGCGTCTTTTATCCAAAGTCCATTTCTGCCAGTTTTCCGGTACCAGCTTTTCTGCAAAGTCAAGGATGATTCCTTCTTTGCTACTTGTTTCTCTGTGTAATTCCTGTTCAACTTTTGCTTTATTTTCGATTTCGCCAGTCAAGAAAAGAGGCTCCCCTATTCTCCACCGCATGACAGCTTCCGCCCAAAGCTGGTCTATTTCCTCATCCAACTGATTCCAAACAAGCTTTTTTCGCGGCATAATTCCTACATCCACAGGCCAGAATCGGCGATTACCTGTCCGGTCGCGCAAAAATGCAGATGTATTAGTAGTTCCAAAAAACACACAGCAGCGCGGAATATCCTTTACATGACGACCATATGCTGCTCTAAATCTATCAACCCTTAGACTGAGAAACTGCTTAATTCTTGATACATCCGTCTGTCTGAAAGCGTCCAGTTCGCTGATTTCCACCAACCATACGCCCTGTAACAATTCACTTGCTTCTTTTCCTTCAAAAGTTCTGATACTGTCGTTAAACCACCCCCTGCTCATTTTATCGAGCAGAGTAGATTTGCATATACCCTGCGGTCCTGAAAGTATAAGCATTGTATCATACTTACATCCGGGTTCCATAGCCCGCGCTATGGCCGCTGTAAATGCCTTCCTTGTTACTGCCCTGACATATGGTGTATCTTCCGCTCCAAGATAATCAATAAGCAAAGTATCAAGTCTTGGAACGCCATCCCATATAAGTGAAATAAGATAATCTTTAACATCATTGAATTTGTGCTTTTCACTATGCAGGGACAATGCACCATCAATTTTTCCGTTGCCTGTTAATTTATAAACCTTTTCAAAATACCAGTACAAGCCTTGATTATCGTTATCTGACCATGCCCGTCGTTTCACAAAAGGCGACCACGGTAAATCACCAAGTATTTCTCCGCGCCCTGTAAACTCATTTAAAGCAAATTTACCTTTCAAATTCGGGTCATTTTCAATAATACGCCAAATATTATCAATCGTAGCTTTAATTGAACCAGTTTTCTTATTCAGTTCCAAATCCGCAGCCCATTCAAGATTTTCATCAATTTCTTTTGTAAGTCCTTGAAAATCACTAACAGCTGAATCTGCCCGTTCCTTTGCTATCTGTTTTGATACTTTTCTGTCTTCTAAAGCGAGTTTCGTCATTGCCGTATAAGACGGCAATCTGTTTGTAGGGGTATTCGGCTCTGCATTATCGTCCAAATCCCCGAATTTATGCAGGCGAACTAAATCAAATGCATTTACGAGCCGCCCGCTGCATGGGTCAGTGGAGTGATGAGAGTACAGGAATAAGCCGTTATCATAAACAATAGCACCACCTGTGGTGCTTCCTCCGAGATATGTATACCGTTCCTGTGAATTATCTACAGCTTCATAAATACCTTCAAGAAAAGTGTCCATAGCTCCATAAATATCATAAATACGACAGAACGCACCCACAACATTACTCTTGCTTCGCGGGTCACTCTGTTTCAACGCCAGTTTCCTATAAGCGGTGTCAGCTCCGGGAATCTGTGGCCATTTTGAAACATCCCGCCAGTTTCCGTATTTCTCTGTTATTGCATTCAACAGACCATCTACAGACAGCATTGGTTTATCGCCAAAAGTAAATATATATTTACTATCCTTACAGCAACTCGGCCAGTACATTAATCTTGCCGCTTCAAATGTAGTCGGGTCAGCAAATTCAATTCCTATACACGCCGCCATATACCGCGCTAAAGGCTCGTATTCATCCGCCGTTGCAGTTCTGTCAAGCGGCAGCAGAATGCGCAGTCTTGGATTTGCGGGAGAATGCTTGCGCGTGGAATAAATGCAATATCCGCATCCAAGTCCGTCTATGCGCTTTAAAATTTCGTCCGTACCTCCCGGCGGTATCGCGTCAAAATCGAGGGTGATAACATCTCTCCCGGTTACAGCGTCGGATTTACGCCGCGTTCCTGACAGGCTTCCTGCTACAAAGCCGCCTACATCCTTTCTCTCGTCTTGTTCTGACTTTTTCATACTGAGATATTCCTGCATTGTTTCCACGCTGCGATTAGGAATACGAAGCTTTTCATAAAATTCTGACAACATAATATACTGAGGCTGCCAGCTTATGCTTTTTCTGTTGTTTCCAACAGTAATTGTGATTAATCGGTCATTTACCATGTTTTACGCGCTCCTTTCATAGTCTAATCCTTTCTGAAAAAATCACCTACCCAGCCATCAGCGTTCAGCGGTAAATCCGGTGCCCACGGAATAGGGCGGCTCATAATCCGTACCACCTCGTCAAGGTCGGCTTTACTTTTAGGGCAGTCAATTACTACCTCATCATGCACATGGAACACTATCGGAAATCCGGCCGATTCCAGATTTTCAATAGCTATAGCAAGACAATCACGCGCAATACCCTGAACAATATTTTCAACAATTTTTCCTCCGTAGGTTTCCAAAATTGACCATTGTTTTGTATTCTGGTCTACGCCATAGTATGTGATAGACGGCTTATTCCACTGATTTGTCGTTAATCCGGGTTTTGCGTAATAAAGTTTGCGTCGGCTTGGTAGTGTTATCGTAAGAAAATCCAGATTGTTCTTAATGTCAATCTCTCTCGCAAAAATCAGTCCGTTTACTCCCGCCGGTGCGCCTGTCTGAATAACCGATATCGCCGCTCCCTCAACTTTATACCATAAATCCACAATACGCCTGTTGGATTTCCGCCAACGGCTTACAATATCGGACAAATCGTCTTCGGGAATCCCCATATCAAGAGCGCCCATCTGAATAAGCGCACCGGAACCACCCTGATAGCCAAGCGCAAGTTCCGCGACTTTGCCCTTTTGTCTGAGTGCATATTCGGGATTTCCTTTTTTGATTTTCTCAATCGGAACTCCGAACATCTGGCTTGCGGATGCTTCGTATATTTTACCGTGAGTTCTGAATACTTCAAGCCTCCATTGTTCTTTGGCAAGCCACGATATTACTCTCGCTTCAATCGCACTGAAATCGGCGTCTACCAGCTTGTTACCCTTAGACGCAATAAATGATGTGCGTATAAGCTGTGACAGCGTATCAGCAACTGAACCGTACAAAACGCGCAGTTTTTCGGTATTTTTGCTTTTTATGGCCTCTCTTGCAATATGAAGCTGTCCAATGTAAGTTCTCGGTAAATTCTGAACCTGTACAAGCCGTCCTGCCCATCTTCCGGTTCTGTTGGCACCGTAAAATTGCAGTAATCCTCTAACGCGTCCGTCTGAACAAATCGCCGCTTCAACAGCATTATACTTTTTCGTGCTTGTTTTGCCAAGCTCCTGACGGATTTCAAGCATTCGCTTTGCTTTTCCGGAAACAGTCTGATTGGCAATCATTGTGGCAACCGTATCCTTACGCAAATCTGTAATCGGAATATTTGCATTTTTTTCAATCCATCCGGACAGTTGAGATACACTGTTTGGATTCTCCAACCCTGTGATTGATACAGCTTCGGACATATATTTTTCATGTGCGGACGCTCCTATTTCAAGTGCCCCTCTTACCATATCCATATCAACGGCAACACCCCTTGAATTGATTGTAAGGTCGGTCTGCCACTGCTTTTCAATCGCATCAGGGACAGGGAACGCCGACAGCCTCCGTTCTATTTCCATTTCCGTTACAACATCCCCGATGCAATATTTTTTGAACAGCTCCCATTTTTCAGGGTCGTGCTTCGGTAAATTTCTTGTTCTGCCTCCATTCGATTTTGTAGGCTTGCATGGTATGCAGAAATAGCGTATAAGCGATTTGCCTACCGCTAACTTTTGTTTTTCCGCCGGAAGTCCGAGAGCTTTTCCTGTTGCGTCAAGTCCTGCGGTATATCCACAATATAAACCGTGCAACATTGTATCTCTCCACTGTTCAATCGGTAGAATCCGTCCACAGACTTTAGATAAACAATACCACTCGAATGCGGCATTATACGCGTGCTTGATATATTCCGGGCTGCTTATGGCTTTATAAAGCCAATCAGGCAAATACTCGCCTTGCGCTAAATCAATAATCTCTACAGGCTCGTTATCTATGCTGTACGCAAAAAGCAGTATTTCAAAATCGGGACTTTGCACATATTTATATGAACCGGATTTTGCTATAGGGACACTGCTGTATGTTTCCAAGTCAATTGATAAATGTTTACACATATCTAACCTCCTAATTATAAAAAACGCGCTGCCGCTTTATTTAAGTATGACAGCGCGTTTGCAGTTTTTAACCGTAATAGGGCTGACCTGTGAGGGGATTGACAGTTCCGGACTGAATGCCAATCGAATTGGGCTGACCTGTAAGAGGATTGACAGTTCCGGGCTGAATGCCAATCAAATTGGGTGGGTATTGCTGAGCATATTGTTCTGTACCATATCCCTGCATTGTAGATGCTGTTCCATAATTAGACGCTGAAGCACCTATTTCCTGACCTATACCGGCAAAATCTGCAGCGGCAGATGCCCCGCCCGCCAAAGCCTCTCCGTCACGGGTTTTCATTACATTTCCCAATCCGCAGCCAACGCCTTTTTTTCCTGCGCGAGAGTACCCGAAGAAATTAATTGTTACACGGGCGTACATACCGCTGTAAATGTCCTGCGGCAAAAGTTCGGTGTTGATGTCACTTTGGTGAACAACTTGCGGCTTATTTTTGGAACTGGCAGTAATCACCCAACAGCCTTTACACTCAGGTCCATAGGGTGTACCGTTCTCGCGAACACCGTCCCCATCATGAATAGGAACGGGCATAACCGGTGGACGGACGCCGTTCCAGATTTTACTCAGTGCGTCAGCAGCGGCGGCTTCAATACTTGCGTCTATATTCTGTTTTACGGCAATGTCTGTTTTCGGAATAAGCAGTGTCACTGAATATTTTGGCGGCGCACTCGGGTCGTTGTTATTTACTCTCGGAGTTACGAGATTGACATATGACAGGCGTACTTCACCTGTTAAAACTTTGGTTGGAATATTGTTATACATAAAATTGTCCTCCTTATTTTTTATCTGCTACTGCTGCAAAATCATCAGCAGCACTGTTATAATCTTTGCGCGAATCGTCAGAGGAAGCAAGAGCAGGCTTGCCTCTCGGTTTTGTTACAAAATTGCCTACAAGTTCATTGAATTTTTTTGCCCCTAACAGCTTTTCAAGCTGGGCCAGTGTTTTAGGAACGCTGTCGTATATCACAGCTCGTTCAATCCCCTCTGTTTGGAGCTTTTCAAGAGCTTTGTCTTGGTCGCTCCAGACGCGCGAGCTTTTTCCTTCAACAGCTTTCCATCCGGGAATTTTTGTACCGTTGAGAATAACTTCAAGAGCTTTTTCTTTTAACGCGTCATACCAATGTACAAGATTTTTGCCATACTCCAACGCCGTACTGATTTCATCAGGCGACAAAAGAGCAGGAGAATTATTTATTGCTTCACCGAAGTCATAAAAAACATTCATCTGCGCATTTGCCTGAGCTTTGCAAATTCCGCTTGCTCGACAGAATCTACACCAATCACCTGAATTATACTCGCCGAATCCCATAAATGCCATTTCAGCTTTGGGCTTTATATTCTCGCCCCATTCCTTTAGTTCGGTCACTGTGCAGAACCATCCCTCATATGAGTTCAGACGCGGCTGGTCGATATATAATTTAACTATCTTCAATGCGTTCCCGAAAAGCGGCTGATACAGCTTTAATGCACCCAGTGCGTAAAGCATAAGCTGCGGATTTTTTTCCGGACTAACCGATACGCCCTTTCCGTGTTTATAATCTGTAATGATAATCGTATCGCCGCTGAGCATAACGCAGTCGCAACGACCGAATGATTCGGGTACATAATCTGAAATGTCTACTTCTACTTCAAATGCGATATATGGCTCGTTTTCAAAACTCATAGCTCTTTCTGCCAAATGTTCCACATAAATTTCGGCGGTATGAATCATTTCATCATTCCATAGGGGGTCAGTTTTGATTTTTTTAATTACCCTGTTGTACTCTGTGGCTTTCACCTTTTTGAAGCGCTTTTTAGCGGAAATCTCGCATACGCTGTGCGCCAATGTACCCTCTTTCGCATATTCGCTTGTTTGTTCGGGAAGCTGCGCTTCAAGTCTTGGCGCAGGCGTACAATTCAGCCAACGATGTGCGCTTGATGGTGAAAGTAATGCGTGTTTATTCATATCTTCGCCCCCAAATTACGCAAAGCCGTAGCAAATGCTCCAAGCTGCTCCGACTTTAAATCTGTAACTGCCTGCACGCCAAATGAGTGCAGCAACTCTATCAGTTCGTTCACCTTTCCCGCATCCATCAGCGTTGCACCTGCCGCCATAATCTGGTCTACAGTATACTTAGGTGGCTGTGCGACCGGAATGCCGGGAGCCGGAACAGGCACGGACAGAACCGGTGCTTCCTGTACCGGTTCTTGGACAATTTCCGGAGTAGGTATTTTAAGCTCTACAGGCTTTACATTTTTAGCAACTGTCGGAGCAGGCTTTGCAGACACAGGTGTATTTTTTGTCCCTGCAATAACAGCGGCAAGATTATTAATAGCCGCTGAAAGTTCAGCAGCTTCGATTGTAATTTTAATTTCTAACATGATTGTATCCTCCTTAGAATTTTATTTAGACTTGGATTTTGTCGTTTTTTTATGCCAAGTTAATATCTTGGCATATCTGTCCAGACCGTTCCAGCTTGGCACCCAGCCATAGCACTCACAAATTGACATATACTCCATTAATATTTTAAATCTCATATTGATTCGTCTCCTTTCGTTGGATTTTGTCGGCTTTTTACGGCATATTTCATAAAAAGATTAGGGTCTAAATTGAGCAGATGGCATATATAAAGAAATTCCTCCGCCGTAATTCTGATTTGCCCATTTAGTTTTTTGGACATTGTGTTCTGGGCAATCCCAATTTTATGCGCAAGATACTCCTGCTTTACATCACGTTCTTTAATACAGCATTTTAATTTTTGATTGAATGTATCCATTTCAATAGTTAGCTGAATTTGAGCAAAAAAAATTACATACCCGCCACGGAGGTTACGACGGCAGAGAGGAGTTTAAAATGGCAGAGTTAAAGCAAAGTCGTTGGGTAAAGGTTCACGAACCCGGACAGGGAAATTTCGTTGAGAACGAAAATGTTATGGATATTACGATTGGAACTGGTCGTTGTCAGGCGGAAGCTACATACACAGTACGCAGCTATAAAAAAGCAGCGTACTGGATGAATGAATACCTCAAAGCCGCCGAGGCACTTAACATACTGGCGAATGAGATTATGGAAACCATACAGGCTGAAGCTGATAAAGCGGGATGCGAGGATGCTGAGATTTCAGCAAGTGGAGAGAGTTGGTATTGCGGAATTGAAAAAATGGCTGACGGATGTTTTAAGGTTCATTTGGATTGGACTGTAAATGAGCCGGTTACTAAAAAAGGAAAAGCTATAAAACCTAAAGTTTCAAAATCTACAGCTAAAAAGCGCGGATGCAAGAAAAAACCATCTGAAAACACAAAAACCGAAAATTAATTAAAAGTACCCGCCACGGAGGTTACGACGGCAGAAAGGAGTTTAAAATGGAAATGTACGAGATTATTGAGCAAACAGAGGAAAATATCAGGCAGGCTCTTAGAGATTATAGAGAACATACAGACTGGACGGATGTTCTTGATGATGTGTCGGATGAGTTTATAACAAAGCTTGCACACGACAGTGCATATGCAAAGCAAAGACTTCGCGAGCTGTTCAGCAAGTCTCCGGTTTGGGATGAAAGAATAGATGCTCTGGTTATTAATGGAACAAGAACCCACAATCCTGATTATAACCGTATACGCGAATTGGCACATAAGATTCTGTGGCCGGTAATGACACAAAGTGATCAGCATACATACGATATGATTTGTTTGGTGATTGACTTTTTTGCAATACCGGAAGAAACTAAAAGTGATGTTTGTATTGATGCAATCAATGAGATTGCGCCTAAAGCTTATGCGCCGAATAAAAAATTAAGCAGGATTTTCAAATCAATTTGCGACACGCTTGGTGTAACGGATGAATCAGCCGGAAGCGAATTTCAGAGATTGTTTGCGCAATTTGCGGACGAGTTATCAGCAAAGAAAATTAATTTCAAGTTATATGTATCTATAAATCCGGCGCATTTCTTGACAATGAGCAATCCAAAGAGTGACGCACGAGGCGTTATGCTAACGAGTTGTCATTCTCTAAATTCGACGGAGTATGGTTATAACTGTGGGTGTTCGGGGTATGCGAGAGATGAGGTAAGCTTTATTGTATTCACCGCCGCTGACCCAAAAAATCCGGAAACCCTTAATAATCGTAAAACCACAAGGCAGGTTTTTGCGTATGACCCCGGCAATGGGCTGTTAATGCAGAGCCGTATGTATAACACATCAGGAGGAACGACCGGAGCGCAGGAGGAATCTAAGCTGTACCGTGATTTAGTACAGCGCGAGATTTCAATGCTTGAAGGAGTTCCTAATCTCTGGAAGACATACCCATATGTCGGAGGACATGAGCATTGTATATACAAAGGACACGGATTCGGCGGTTATCCCGATTGGATTTATAGCGATTATGACGCTAAAATAAGTATCCGCTCAGACCATGCGGAAGATTTTGAGCCGTTGGAGGTAGGGACATACGGACTTTGTATTAGCTGTGGCTGTGAAATTGATTCGGGACTTTATTGTGGTGATTGTAGAGGTCAATATACCTGTGATGATTGTGGAGATAATTGTTCTGAAACACATACAGTTTATGGCGATAACGGGCTCGAGCGTCAAGTCTGTGAATACTGTAGGGATGAGTATTATACATATTGCGACGAGTGCGAAGAATATCATCCGAACAATTGTGTGACACACATTGATGGCTTTGCTGTTTGTGATGATTGTCGATATGAATATTATGAAGAATGCGCAGAATGTGGGATATATCACTGCAGAAGCAGTATGATAGCTGTGTATGACGGAAATGGTGATGAAGCATATGTTTGTAATGACTGCCTTGATAAGCAATATTGCCTCTGTGATGAATGCAGAGAGTATCATCATATAGGAAATATTTGCAGTGTATTTAAAGCGGATGGTGAATTAGTTCAAGTTTGTGAGGATTGTTGCAACAAGCATTATTCTGAATGCCCGACCTGTTGTAAGTGGGTTAGGATAGATGAATCCGGAATATGCCCCATCTGTGGAGCGGTTATTGAAGAAGAAAGGAATAATGCCATATGATACAGTTAGAAGAATTATTGGAACTCACACAGAAAAAACTTTTCACCAAGATAAGTGAAATGTATAAAGACCACACTATTATAGAGTGTAAAAACAGTTATATTCTTGTTCAGGGAGAGGCGCCGGTCATGCTACTGGCGCACCTTGATACGGTTCACGAAAAACCGGTGAAGCAAATTTGCACTACACCGGATGGGAATATCCTGATGTCACCACAGGGAATCGGCGGCGACGACCGTTGCGGAGTGTATGCGCTTGTTACAATCTATGAACAGTCCACGGTAAAACCGTGGCTCCTGTTCACCTGTGATGAAGAAAAAGGCGGTGTCGGAGCCAATAAATTTTGTAAAATGCACAAAGCCGGAAATCTGCCTGAAAGTATTGACAGTCTGAAAATGATTGTGGAAATTGACCGTAAAGGAAAATGTGATGCAGTTTATTATGATTGTGAAAATCCCGATTTCGAGGAATACATTACAAGCAAAGGCTTTAAGACTGCATATGGCTCTTTTAGTGATATATCCTGTATTGCGCCGGAAATTGGAGTTGCAGCGGTAAATCTTTCATCCGGATATTATAACGCACATACGCTTCATGAGTACATAAACAGAAGACAGCTTAATGGTACAATACAAAAAGTATCAGAAATAGTTATTGATGCGGCAGAACCTGATTTCCCTCAATATTTGTATATGAGAGCATTGAGGTATCCGCGCTTCGGGGGATATTCTGTCAGCGGTTTTGGTGATGGACTTACTGTATTTAGAGAAAACCCCGACCTTGAAGGAGTACCGGAAGATATCCTTCAAGAATATGAGGTTCTATTGGACTTTTACACTGCTGATGAGCTTGAAGAGTTTCGCAGAGAATATGGTGACCAAGTTATCCATATGCTGTTTGAATCAGAAATAGGTATAGGTTATGAGCAGTATTGGGGCGATATGATAGATTGATTTATGGCCCGCCCCGGAGGTTACGAGGGTAGAAAGGAGTTTGAAATGGCTACTATGGCGAAAAAAATTAAATCGCTTATGCAAAGGCTTTTGGAAGCGGGTTATCCATGTGAGGATATGGACCATCATGAATCAGACTTATATGTTTATGTCACACCGCTCACAACGAAAGTTATTGAACAGTGGTGTTGGGAGAATAGGTTTGACAAAGAGTGGCAATGTCCAACATTCTGCGACCAGATTACAGGCAGGCTTATGTATGACTGTGCTTTTCAATATATAGATTCAATGGACACAGCCGCAGGGCATAAAAGGCTTCTGGCAATGCTGAAGAATGACGGATACCTTGATGCGCTCGACTATATCAATTCTTTAGAGAGCAAGATAAGAGCATTGAAACAAGGAAATGAAAATGCTATAAACCGTGAACAAGAATTTCTGTATCTGAAAAATTATGTGAAAGAAAGTAACTTTGGTGAGGACATATGCCAAGAGCAGATGCGTTGTTTATGGACGACATATTGTTTGCATAATAACCTTACTGTAGATACAATCGACTATGACAATGATTTACTCAGTGTTTGGGAAACGGCGGAGGGTATAGGCAACCGAAGCACTTTTTGTACATACGACGATTTTGATGATTTTATGTGTTCATATCTTGTATAAACAGAACATATGCCCGCCCCGGAGGTCACGAGGGTAGAAAGGAGTTTGAAATGAAAATAAGCAGAGAAGAAAAGAAAATGGAAGCCGTTGCGCGTATGAAAGCATTAGGTATTTTTCCGCCAACGATAAAGCAGTTCAAGGATGGTGATTTTGTGAGTGTAAGTATGCCCCCTGTAGGTGCATTTTTCTGGACTGAAGGAGAATGCCTGAATCACATTCGTGATTTTGAGGAAAAGCATAATGCCCTTGTTTATGTGGTGATTCGCACTTATACCAATATGGGGATGATGGATTCATATCTTTATGTCAGCGACTATCAAGAGGAATGGGATCAGGACAACGAGGATATCAAAAACATGGAGCCGTTGGTTTATGTCTATAATCATGATATGACGGATTGCTCCGAATTTGGATGTATCGGTATTCAAAAGACTGCCGCCGCTGGTCTGCAACGCATATGGTGAGGGGGTGACAGGTTTGAATTATAAGAATGAGCAATATGAAGACCATACATATATCGTAACAGAACTTTGTCCGCATTGTGAGAATGAAATTGAAATGCGTTGGAACACGGATATATGGGGTTATAAGGCTTTCTGCCCTGTTTGCGGTAAGCGTCTTATGTTGTGTGATGAATGCGTCCACAGTGACAATGGGTGCTGTAACTATGACAGCAAAACAGATAGCTGTCGATTTAATACATTGAGAAATAAACAAATGAATTTGATATGAAAGAAGGTGCAGATATGCAACAGATTAAACGAGGGGACATTTGGTATATTGAACGCGGTAATAGTATTGGGAGTGAGCAATGCACCGGACGCCCGGCGGTAGTAGTGTCTAATGACTCAAATAATAAGTTCAGTGGCACTATAGAGGTAGTATATTTAACTACACAACCGAAGAAAGACTTGCCCACTCATGCTATTGTTAATAGCTCAGAACGCAAAAGCATAGCTATTTGTGAGCAAGTCACGACGGTTGCGGTAGAGCGATTGGGGGATTATAAGGGCCATGTCACGGATGAGGAAATGGCAGACATTGAAGCAGCTATATTGGTTTCGTTGGACATTCAAAATAATGTATCATCTGTATCAGAGGCAAATTTTATCAGAGTAAAAGCAGAACTTGCAGCGCTCCAGAGAATGTACAATGAATTGTTGGACAGATTTATAACGGTCAGAAGATAGAAGCGATTTATAAGAAAATTTTCTCGAAAAATTTTTCTAAAAACATTGACAAAAACTCTTAAAAGTGATATAATAAGAGTATAAGTAAATATATTATACTTTTTACAGGGGAATTATGAATTGTATTGGCGGACTACGCATAGGCAAATTCAGCAAACCACTTTGTTAATGCCACATATAATTTATTCTTCGTTGTTGTGTCACTGCTTTTTTCCAAAAACAAATACGCCGCTAAGTCCGTCGTCAGTATAAAAAGGCAATTACTTCCTTCCTGACCCTTTATGCTATTTATTGAACACACAACAATACTATCTGTTGTAGTTGTATCCGTTTCTTCTGGCAAAAGATTTATTATTCGTCCATATAGTTTCTTGTCCCTCAACAGTTCATCATTAAATGTGGTGTTCATTGCTTTAGATCTGTCGGAAATTTGTTTATATTTATCTATTAATTGCTCTGCTAAATAATATGAACCACGCTTAAGAACCAGTTCTGTAACAGTGGGATGATTCACACGCATTGCCATCTCAATTTCTTCGCAAATTGCCATCTTTATATTCATAGATTTCTCTTGACCGTGTGTTTCATATATCCCCTGTTTTTGTGAGATATAAATTAAATCAAATTTTTCTTCTTGTATCAATTCGCTGCAAAGCTTGTCGCTTTCAAACCATATTGATATTGTACCAGTAGTTTTTTCAGATTGCTGCTTTTCCTGTTCATCAACAATTTGATTTGATAACTCAAGATGCTTCTGGGGGCATCTATGGCAAATACTTGAGTATTCTACACAATCCGAAGGTGTCACCCTTTTTTGAGCATATCGTTAAATTGTTATAGTTAAAAATTTATCAGATAAAAATAATGTAAAATTACAAGTTTTTATTTGGATTTATAGAAGTTTATATAATTAGCATTTTTAACTGAATTTTACTTTATGAGTGTAAAATGTTTATAGAATAATAAAATCAACGAAAAATCATTAGCTATTTGATAGAGATAAAGTCAAATTCAACTGTCATTTTATGTATAAAAATAATGCGCAAAACCAAGCTTTATTGACTGATTTTGCGCATTGGACAATTATCTATCTTCAGCATTTAGAATACTATACTCTGTAAATATAATTCTCTTTACGGGGTTTTGCAGGAACCTTTTCGCCATAACCGAGTACGCAGTGACCGATGCCTTCGTAATCTCCGTCAATACCCCATTTTTTAAGTAATTCCTTACCCTCTGCACTTTCAAATTCCTCCTTTGCGCGATGTATCCAGCAGGATTGTACGCCTATAGCTTCAGCCGCATTCATCAGATTTCCCATTACAAGCGAACCATCAATCAGTCTAAATTGTAACATTAAAGTCTGACTTTATAATATTACCGTTAGATATATCTTTTAATTGCCTGTTTTCAAATCCTATACTTAAATACATATCTTCAATACTGTTTACATTTGTGGCGGTAATCTGTTTTATATATTCTGCGAAATTGTCGTATGCCACATTTTTAAACTCTAACGGAACTTTAGAGGATTCCTTAATTTTTTCCTTAAATATATCTAAAATATTATTTCCGTCCTTGTCCATAAGACCGTCTTTAGTCTGAGTAAAATCCCGAATATCTAAATCTGTATATTCTCTCAGCATACTTGCCGCTCTGTATTTTGCCATCACATTTTTATCTACATTTACACCTCCGATACTGTTTAAGATATGAAAAAATAATTCTTTTGAGTTTCCATTCTCGTTTAATAAAGTTTCCATTTGTGATATAACGGATTTATCAGCTTTTCCGTCAACAGTAAGCTGATATGTATATGGATTAATGGTAAAAGAAAAATTGCTGCCTACAATAAATGCCTGACTAATTCCGTTATTTGCAAAAATATTATTTATTTGATTATTTACACACTGGCGGTTATAGCTTTTCTTCTCACTGTCCGTTTCCGCATAAACCGGTCCATTCAATCGGGGGTCGTTCATATTACCGCAATATCCAAAAGCACTCATACTAAGCTCATTTTGATACATTGCCTGACGCTCGGTATAAGAGTATTTTCCATAATATGGGCTGTTATGGAATAAATATTTTTGACTTATAGCCATTTGCAATTTATCATAGCTTGAATATTTTGCACGATTAGCTGCTCCTAAATCATAATAAATATCTTCCAATTTAACATAAGCCTTATATACTTCGCTGTCTTTATTACTGTTATTGCCCTCAATTCTGTCCTCAACGCTTTCATATCTTTCTGCCCAGCCTGCTTTTTGAGGTTTAGAGGGTGTATATCTTCCTTTGACATTATAGTAATTATAATAATGCGACTTTACTTCAATTTCCAT